TCAAGCATCTTGTAGCTCGAACGGGGAGACGGTGGGGCGCTTTTCCAGCCAGGCGTGAACCTGGGTGGCGGACCAGCCAACGGCCCGTGGGCCAAGCTGCACCGGGTGGGGGAAGTCCTCCGTCAGCATCCAGTTGCGCAGGGTGCTTTTGCTGATGCCCAGGACCTTCAGCAGTGCATCGCGTCGGTAAATTAATGGCGGGCTCATGCGTTATGAATTGCGTTCAAAAATCCAGCAGCGCACGGTCTTGCCCTGGTCTGGCTTGTCATGGTTGTTGGTAAGTGCACTGTTCACGGCCCGGCTGGCGTCCACAAAGCGGCGGGTCTTGCTGGTGCGCAGCACCTTTTTCAGCTCGCTCATGGGTGGCACCTGCTGGCGGTGGTTGCTGGCCATCTCCACAAACTCGTTCAAGTTCACGGCGATCAAGCCCTTGTCACGGCTGTGGTTCAGGCGGGGCACATGCACAGGGCCGCCGGCGCTGGGTTTGGGGATGGTGTCCAGGTAATCAAACGCCTCCCAAAACTCCTGCACCAGGGGGTGATCGGCGCTGATCGCGTGCTGGCGCTCCCGGGCCATGGCCACAATCTGGTCGCGCACCGCCTCGAACTGCGCTTCACTCATCCGCATCAGGGGGTACATGGCCATCACCGCCGCCAACAGCTGGGCGTGGTTTTTGGCAATACGGGGCTTGTGGATGCCGTCTTGCTCCAGCAGCCAGCTGGTGGCCTTCTCGGTCTCGGTCTGGAAGGTTTGCAGCACATGCTCCTCTTGCTTCAGGCAGGCCAGCAAAAAGCCGCTGAGCTGCTCAATCTCATAGGTCTCCAGCTTTTTTGCGCTTTCAAAGCTGGCCTTGGTATGGCCCCTGGTGGTAAACGTCATGTGGCAGATACGCTCCATGATCGCCTGGCTGGCCTGCACCTGGTTGTTCTGGCTGATAACGATGCTGGCGCGAAACGGCGGCTCATACGTCTCATTGCCGCCGGTGCGCACCCCGGTGGTGCGCACGTTGCGGCCGTTGTAGGCATCCTTGAGCTCGTCCCAGTCAAAGCTCTTTACATGGGCGCTGTTGCCGGTCTTGGTCTCGCGGTCGCTCTCGATCAGCACAATCGGCAGGCCGGATACCTGCGTGAACGTGCGCATACGCCCGCTGGCTGTGGACTTGCTGGGGTCAAACCCCTCGTAATCGCGCCCAAACAACTTCCACAAGAACTGGATCAGCGTGGTCTTGCCGCTGCCTGGCTCGCCCACAATCTCCAAAAACGGAAACGACATCTGCTCGGCCCGCACCTGCTCGGCAAACAGACTGCTAAACCAAAACGCCAGTGCCACATACCCCGATGGGCCAAAGGCATTCCACAGGTGCTGTGGCCAGCTCTTGTCCTGGCTCTCGCGGTCGGTGTTGATATGCAAGGCAATGCTGCGCTGCAAGCTCTTGATCGAGAGCTTGCCAATCTCAAAATAATCCTCCTCGTTGGCCTCGTACACTTGGCCGCCGCTGACGGCATAGTCGCCCAGCAGGTAAGTCTTGTGCTCCTTGCTGTAGCCCACAAAATCCACTGTCTGCACCACCTTGATCTTCTCCAGCTGGCGCAATAGCATCCGCTCCAACTGCACACTGCTGCCGCTGTAAATGGCACCTGGTGCCAAATTAAGCAATTGCTTTTTAAACTCGCTGGCCGCCGACAAATGGCCAGAGGTAAACGTTCCCTTTACCGGCCGCCTGTCATGCGGCTGGGCAATGCTGAAGTAGTACCACGCCTCCTGCGTCACCTCATTGCGCTGAAAGTACAGGGCCCGCGGCAGGCAATTGGCAATAGGCTTGAGCACCGCCGACTGCTCCAGCGCCTTGGCGCGAATCTCTCGCTCACTCTGGTACGGGCCCGGCGGCCCCTCCTCCTGGGCCTTCTCCAGCGCATCCTTGGCCTTGCTATAGGCCGCCAGATTCAGCTCAAACCAGTACAGGCGGCTGCCAAAGTCAAAATCAAACTCCGTACGGTTGGTTCTGTTGTAAATCAGCAAGGCCTTGTCCATAGCGCTTTGCGCCAGCAGCAGGGCACCGTGGTAGCGGTAGGTATCCACATCCTTGTCCTGCAGCCGATCGCGCAGGTGCAAATCGTTCCAGTCCTGCTTGGGCGCACCGCGCTGCTGCGGGATCTGCGCTGCTGCGCACTCCCAGCCCTGTTCAGTGGCCCGCTGCACAAAGCGCAGCGTGTATTCGCGCCCGGCCTTGTCCCCGTCCAGTGCCCATACCAGCTTGGGGCGGCTCACCTGCTTGCCCTCGCGCTCCACCTGCTCGGCAATCGCCTTGAGCGCGTGCTCCGGGTAATTGCTGCAGCTCATCAACGCCACCGCCGCAATCCCGTGGTGCGCCAGGGCAATGGCATCAAAAATTCCCTCCACCAGCCACAGCGCCTTGGGCGGCTGGGGGGCATCCGGCTGGGCAGGGTTGGGCGCGGCAAAGCTCAGGTGTGGCATCGCCCACCAATGGCCTGCATAACTGCCGCCGTACTTGAAGTTGGCCTTCTTCTTGCCAAAGCGGGCGGGGCGGTCAATCAGCCGCTCCCAATGCGTGTCGCCCACCACAAAGCGCACCGTTGCCGTGCCAGCCCCCCGGCCCCGGTCGGCCTTGGCGTCGTAATACTGCTCTTGCGTGTACAGGCCCCGGATCAGGGCCAGGTCAAAGCCCCGGCCCTCACGCAAATACGCATCGGCCACCGCCGTCGGGCTGCGCTGCGCGGCGGGCTTGGCCTCCTCCATCTTGTGCACACGGTCAGACCAGCTTTCAAACAAATCGCTGTACAGCTCCCGGGCATGGGCCTCATAGCCACAGTTATTCAGCCGCTCACAGCGCACCACCCAAGGGCTGGCGGCAAACGTCCACAAACTCTTTTGGCTGCACTCTGGGCACAGGCCCTGGCGCAAATGCTTGCCCACCACCTTCATGCTGTAGTCCGCCTGCAGGCGCTGGGCAATATCGTCAAGCAAATCACTCATGCTGCGGCCCACCCTTGCAATGCGGCCCTGGGCACGTTGAAAAAGTTCAGCCGCCCCTTCCACGGCAAAAACGGCATAGGCCGGCTATCGCGCAGCACAAACCCCCAGCGGTCGGCCTGTTTCCAGGGCGATGCATGCTCCTGGCAACAATCCACCACCCGCGTCCAGCCCACCAGACCGCCCCGGGGCAGGGCCTCATACGCGGGCAGCCCGGCCAGGGGCAGCAGCCCCGCCTCGTCCAGCGCCTGGGTTGCCTGCTCGTAATCGTTGCGCGTCATCGTCAGGCCGGCATGCACCAGCAACCGCCCCCGGAAATTGGTCGGCCAGTCGCGGTTTTCAATGTCCTTGTAGCCATGCACCACCAGCCAGGCCCAGGGCTGGCGAATACTCAGTGCGGCCATCATTGCTCCCCCTCCTGGCGGAACCCCGGATGCATTCTCTGGGCCAGCGCAAACGCCGTCGATTCAGGCCCCGCCAGCAGCAGGCCCCCCCCAAACCCTCAAATCGGGGAATAAAGCATTGGCCTTCTCCTCTGCAGCCATTGCACAGGTGTACATCGCGCTCCAAAGTGACTGCTCTACGGTCCTTTCACGGCATTGCTCAAACAGCACCCGCGCCGCTTCCATGTTGCGTTGAATGCAGCGCAGATAAAGGGCCTGCTCTTTGCTCAGGGGGGTGGACTCTTGCATGGTCAGCTCCTTAAAAAATTTAGGCAAAAAAAATCCCTGCGCCTTGAAAAAGGCACATCTCAGGGGTGGGGAGAGAAGGGGGCTAACCCGCTTTAATCAGCGGGCCGCTCTGTGGCGAACAAGTCGCCATTCACCGGCTTGGTGAACCGGGTGCAGTGCGGGGCAACGCCGGCGTGCTCCAGCGTCACCTGCAGCAAATCGCGGCGCACGTGGCTGGACAGCGGCAGATTCACGCTCGGGTCAGGCGTAGCACTGGGCGAGAGGGTGCGCACGATCTCGGTCAGGGCCACAAAGGTGTGGCCGCACTCCGCATTCACGCAGTAATAGACCGACTGGCGGGTCAGCACCGACATCTGCTCACTGCTGCGAATCACACACGGGCATTCGCAGTGCGGGCAGCGCAGGCGCATGGCCTCCTTGGCCGTGCCTTTCCACCGGGTGGGGGCGGCGGCGCTTTGGGCAACTATGGGCGCTTGCATCATGGGCGGTGGCCCCCACTGGGGTAGGTGCGCAGGCCCAGGCCCAGCAGCTTGCGCACCATGGCGGCGTAGGTGCAATCTTCCTTGTCGGCCAGACGGCGCATTTCCTGCGCATCAGGCGGCGCAATGCGCACGTAAAGGATTTCATCGCGCGAAGTGCGCAGCCGCTGGCCATTGCGCGGCGCAACGTAAGTCGAGGCGGGTTTGGTCTGCATAATGCGTCGTTAAGAGGTTGTTAAGAGATGTACGCATTATGGTTGAAAAAATTCAACCTTTCAATAAATCTGGTTGAAATTTATGAACCTGAATGAGCGAATCAAGGAAGAACGTGAACGGCTGGGCTACAGCCAGACCGCTTTTGCAGCACTTGCAGAGGCTTCCAAGCACTCACAAATCAACTGGGAAAAGGGTGTTGGTGCGCCTACTGCATCTGTTTTGGCTGCCTGGGCTCCCCACGGGGTTGATGTGCTGTACATCCTGACTGGCCAGCGCCAGGCCCACAGTGGTGTTGCGCTCACACCGCGCCAGGCGGCGCTGCTGGACAACTATGAACACACCAGCGAAGAAGGCAAAAAAATTATTGAGGGCGCGGCCTTTGCGGCAGCGCAATCTGCGGCCCCTGTAAAGGGCGGGGCCAAGCGGGCGGCGTAAAGGGGAATGCCAATGAATGAGCGAATCAAGGAAGAACGTAAGCGGCTGGGTATGAGCCAGAAGGTGTGTGCTTTGTATGGGGGAGTCGATGAGCGCACACAACGCAAATACGAGCAGGGCGAGAGCACGCCGGATGTTGACTACTTGGGCAAGCTACACAAGTTCGCTCCTGGAATTGATGTGCTTTATATCCTGACAGGGGGGCGCACGCCCGCACCTGCCCGGGAGGCCCACCAGTGTTTTGCGCAATATCTCCAAACACTCATCAAGGCAGAGCAGCGCAAGGGCACAAGCAATGCGCTGCTGCTGCGCGATCTACTGAATATTGCACAAAAGGTCGCTTTGAAGCTGGACGATTAATAAGGTATTGAAAAAATCTAGGTGCTGGGCGTAACGGTGATTGATGAAGATATTTTTCGAGGATTAGTATGAAGAAGAAACTCTCTGCTTTTTTCGTTATGGCCAGCGTTGCATTTTTTGGATTGATGGCAAATGCAGATGCCCGCAACTACCCTTGTTCTGGAAAGAAGGGGGGCGTTTCACACTGCCAGAATGGGAAGTTTGTTTGCAAGGATGGAACGATCAGTGCAAGCAAGCAAATTTGCCGCTGAGGTTTCTATGATTGTGACAATTCCCGCCCCACTTGGCACTAGCCACATAGCTGCGCTTTGCAATGATTTGGTACCAGACTTTGTACCTGTCGTTGTCCAGTGCAGCCCTGACCGTGGTGCACCCGTCAATGATTGTTTTACACAGGTTGCACATCATGTGCAGCGTAACGGTGGCGAGCGTGTGATTGGCTGGGCACTGTGGGAAATGCCCCACGTGATGCTTGAAGCAGAGTTTCATGCCGTTTGGCGTCGCCCTTCAGATGGCAAGCTCATTGATTTGAGCCCCCGCGAATTCCACTTTTCTGAGATCCATTTTTTACCGGACTCGACGCGAACTTATGCTGGACGGCAAGTGGATAACGTGCGGCGGGCTTTGTGCAATGATGCCAAGCTCAAGCAGTTTATTTACCTTAAAGGGCGGCAGTTTGCGCTGTTGAATGCTGGAGAGCTGGCGAACCATCACGGCGTGATTGATTCGTCTGTAGCGTCCAGGCGATTGATTAAAGAATACAATGCTATTACCAAGCAGCTGAATACGTTGATTCCATCGCTTACGAAGCTGACGCGCAGTCAGTAGTAGTGGTGCTTTGATAAAAATACTCGGGCCGACAGCCCGTGTTTTGTAAATAGCTTGGTCTGAAGTCATTTGCAGCATGCAGCTAATTTAAGCAGTACCTCTTTTTAAAAAAAGCACAAAGCCTTGTAGCAAGTACCTTAACAATAGGAGGCGGGATGAGTATCTTTGTTGTATCTGGAATAGACGGCCAGATCAAAACCACAAGACTACCGAGCGGCGATATGGCTGTGTCTGGCCCCGCTACAGGCCCATTGGAACAAATCATGTTTGATATCTGCCGCTGGGACGGTCGGCGCAATCCGAGCTATGGCGGCTGGATCATTCCGAGTCAATATACGTCACGCGCTTATAACAAATTACTGAACCGCTGCACCAAGATTACAGATTAAATGCGGTTCGCTCTGCCACGCAATATATCGATATGCAAGGTTTTTTCCGTGCCGGACTTATAAAAATTCAAAATAAAAAAGAAAAATAATCATTTTTCGGTATCTGCACCACCCCTTTCCATCTGTACCTTGCTGGTCCACCCACTGCCTTCATTGAGGCTGTGGGTGACTTCCTTGACCAGCCAGTCTTCCCCATCAATCTCCTCTTTCCAACCTGTTACTTTGATTGGTGACTGCGCGGTGATGTCCGGGCGGCCTACGGCCAGGGTCAGCTCGAAGGTGGCCATGCCGCGCTCCAGGCGCTGGCGCTCGGCACGGGCGGCGGCCAGGGCATCTTGCTCGCTGGCGTAGGTTTCTTTCAGGGTTTTCAGGCTGCCGTCTTTTTTGCCTGCCACCACGCTTTTGCGCCGGCCATTCACGCGGTCTGACCAGTAGGCTTTCACGCCTTCGAATGCATCGCGGGTGCTGGTGCTGTAGCGGTGCTGGTCACCATCTGCACGGGTGATGGCCACGGTGGGCAGGTGCTCGCCCTGGCTGGTTGTGGTGCCTGTGATGGGCATAAACAGCAGGTGCTTTTTCTTCACCGTGGCCACAGCATCGTGCTTGCGGGCCAGCCTGGTGATCAGGTGCATATCGCTCTCGTTGGTCTGATCCAGGTGCTCAACTTTGATAGCTGCCAGTGCTTTATCTATCTTATGCGTCAGGCTGTTGCGCTGTGCAAGTTCTGCCAGCACCGTGCCCAGCGTGGTGTCGTGCCAGCTTTTTTCCTTGCGGGAGCGGATCTCGCCGCCCAGGTCGGCTGCGCGGGCGCGGATGGTGACGCGGTCGGGGGTGCCGCTGTGCTCGGCTTCGTCCACCACAAAGCTGCCTTTGTCCACCAGCTGCTGGCCCTTCCAGCCAATGGTCAGGGCAATTACGGCTTCTTTACGGGGGATGGCCAGCTGGCCATCGGCATCGTCCAGCTCGATGTCCAGCTGGTCAGCGCTGTTGGCGCGGCCTTCGGTCAGCGTCAGGCTTATCAGCCGGGGCTGCACGGCGGCGGATATGTCTTTGCCTTCCACCACCAGGCGGTAGTCTGGCGCCAGATGGGTGTAGTGCGTGGCGGTGTGGCTGGCCATGCTTATTCCTCGCCGGGGGCTACGTACTGGCCACCATCGTCCACGGTGACTTTGTCGCCACCGGCGTTGTCATCCACGCGGGTCAGTTGCAAGCTGAAGTCCACCCGCCCAGGGCGGCCGCGTTTGTCGTGGAAGGTGCCGGTTTCTTCCAGCTGCTTGATGACGTACTGCCCAAACACTTCCCCCGTGCCGCCGACCAGGGCAAAGGCTTGCCCGCTGTCGCCCATGGCCCGCAGGGCGGCAATGCTGGGGTAGCTGCCCACCTGGCCGGGGGCCACCCAGCCAGACAGGCTGATGCTGTCATCTCCCACCCCCACAAACTGGTAGGCAGGGCGGGCACCTACGCGGCTGTTGCTGGCGTGACGCCAGTCGTTGCTGCGTTTGAAGTCTTGGTAGGCCAGTGTGCCCAGCTCGAACACAAACTGGCCCAGGGCTAGCAGGATGGAGCCGTGCAGCTGCTCGTCGTCGTCATTCATCGTGGTCAGTCAATGTCATGCAGGGCTGATTTTTTCCGCGCACCGGCGGCGCGGTCACGGCGATCCAGCTCGGCGGCCACGGCCCGGGCAATGGCCTGGCCATCCATGCCCGGGGCGGCGTGAATGGTGATTTGGTAGGTGCTACCGCCCACTGCCGGCGGCGCACTGGCCCCCCCGGCACGGGGTGCGGCAGGTGCAATGGCCGCTATGGGCGTGGCTGCGGCAGCGGGGTTGCTGCTTTCTGCCTGTGCTAAGGGCAGGGTTGCAGCCATTTGGATGAGCGGTGCTTGCAGCGCATGGGTTTGCATGGGCAGGGCGGCAGCCCCTGCCAGGGCCAGGGCGGCGGTGCTGACGGTGGGCAGGATTTTTTCCATACCAATGGCCGCGCCTTGGCCGATGAAGCCGCCGTACTGCATGAACACGCGCGAGGGACTTTTAATCTGCATGTCCCCCGTGAACACGCCTTTGATCTTGCTGGCAATGCCCGCCACGGTGTCCACCACCGTGCCCACGACCGACAGCATCCCACTGACCAGGCCGCGCACGATGTCCGCGCCCCAGCCAAAGAATTTGCCGACCAGCTCGGCCACCGTCACCACCAGGCCCGCTAGCCAGGCACCAAAGCCCCGGCCCGCCTCGGTGGCTCCGAGCAGTGATTCTTTGGTGTGCTCGATGGGGGTGAACAGGCGTGACACCCAACCCCAGGCGGCGGCAAAGGCTCCCGCCAGCCAATCCCATGCCGGGCGCAGCGGGGCCAGCATGTTGCCCAGGCCGCCAAAGACACCCGCAAACATGCCTGACAGCGGGGCCAGCCCCTCGCTGAAGCCCTGCCAGAAGCCCGCAAAAAATGCCTTGATGGGCTGCCAGTATTTGACGATGAGCAGCGCGGCGGTGGCGATGGCCATGACGGCCAGGCCAATGGGGTTGAGCAGCAGCGCCCGCCCTACGATGGCAATGGCACCGCGTAGTTTCAGGAGGGCGGCGGCGATGCCTGTGACGGTGCCCGCAATGCCTTTGCTTGCCAGGTTGGCCAGCTCGCCCGCCGCATCCTTGGCCAAGCCGCCGGGGCCGCGCAGCGCCATGGCCACCACGCCCCGGCGGCCTGCGCCGAGGGCGGCGGTTTTCTGTAGCGCCACGTAGGCCAGCAGGCGCTTGTAGGCGCGGCCGGTGGCCGTGCCTGCGGCGGCGATGCCGTCTTTTATGCGGCCCCAGGCGTTGGCGGTGGTTTGCGGCAGGGCGGCTACCGCGTCTTTCATGCGCCGCCCGATGGCCTTGGCGGCATCGGGGAAGGCGGCCATGGTTTTGCGCAGGCGTTCCCAGCGGCCCGGCTGGCCTGCTGGCACGGCCATGCGCTGGCGCAGCTTTTGCCACAGGCCCAGGCCGCCACGGGCGGGCGCCTGGATGGCCAAACCCATGCGCGTGAGCGCTGCAGGAACCGCTTTCCCCGCAGTCAAGGCTACTGCTTTTGCGCCATTGAGGCCCGCAGTGATCATGGGTAAATTGGTTCGCAGCATGAAGATGCCCATCCGACCCGCCAGCCAAGCACCCTTCAAAAATGTGAAGGCATAGGCACCAGCAATAGCGGCAATTTTGAAAGCCATGATGGCGGCAATGATGCTGACCACGGTAGTGACCATGCCTTCATTGGCCTGCATCCATTGCGCCAGGCCCAAGGCCATCGGGGCAAAGGCGGCCAAAGTGGTGTTGATGGCGGGCAGCAAGCCGGCGCCCAGTGCGGTGGTTACCACCTTGACCCCTTCCCGGGCCTTGTGCATTTGCTGCTGGGTGGTGTTGCCCATGCTGTCAAACTCGGCCTGCAGGCTGCCCAGGGTTTTGGCCCTGTCATCGGCCATGGCAAAGGCAGCCACCAGCCCATCGACGCTTTTCACAATCTGGGCTGCCGGGCCAATGGACTCATCGCCAAACAGCATTTTCATGGCCGGGGCCAGTTGGTCGGGTGCCAGTTTTTGCAGGCGCTGCATGACACCCACAATGGCTTTTTCTGGCGCCTGCTGCATTTGCTTGGCCAGTTTTTCAGGGTCAAGATTGAGCATTTCAAAAACTTTGAGCTGGCTTTTGGTGGCCGCAAAGCCCACCGTCATGGCCTTCATGAAGTTTTTGCTGGCGGTGGCGGCAATCTCTTCCGTGGCACCGCCCGATAGCATGGTGGCGGCCAGTGCGGCGGACTGCGTTTGCGTCAGCCCCATGGCAGACAGGTAGGCACCCTGGCGCTGCAGCACGCCGCCAATGTCTGTGGCGGTGGCATTCATGCTGTTGGCAATGTGGTTGACGGTGCCCGCCAGCAAGGCGGCCTGGTCCATGCTCAGACTCATGCCGCTGCGCCAGGCCTTGAGCATTTCACCGGCCTTGTCGCCCGTGGTGTCAAAGGCGACGCCCATTTTGGCGGACACCTCGGCAAACTGTGCCCATTCGCTTTCGGCAAAGCCTGCCTGGCTGGCGGCAATGTAGGCACCAATGATTTCTTCCCGGGCCACGCCAGTTTGCACCGCCAGGCTCTGCGCAGCGTTGGCAATGGCAGCCAGCTCTTGCGGTGTCTTGTCCGCCACCTTGTTCAGCTCGGCCAGGCGCTGCTCCCAGTCCATGGCCATTTTGATGGGGGCCCCCAGCGTGGTGGCAAGGGCCACGCCGTCCAGCAGCGCACCACGGGCATTGCCCCGGGCGGCCACGTTGCGGGCTTGCGCACGTCGGATACCTGATGCTTGCTTCTGAATTTCGTTTTGGGCCTTGAGTGCAGCAGTTTGCTTATCAATATTTGCGGTGGTCGCGGCAATTCTGGCACGCAGTTGCTGCTCGTCTGTTGCCAAGTTGTCAGTGCTGATCCCCGCTTCTTTGAGTTTTGCACTTAGGCCACGCAGGTTTTGCTGCTGGACGTTGAATTTTGCGCCAAGCTTGTCGGCCGCTTGTGCGGCGGAGAGCATGGTGGCAGATGTTTTATGGGTGTCGTTTTCTGCGAAAGCGTTGGCTGTGGCACGCAAATGTTCGCGGGCGCTCTTAAGCTTGCTTTCTGTTTCGCCCAGTGTTTGTTGCAAGCGCTGAAACGATCCGATATCACCTTGCGCAGCCTCCAGCAGCTTGAGCTGCTCCCGCGCCGCCTTGAGGGTTTGCGCGGTTTCGCTGCTGCCGTGGCTGATGTTCTTCAGCGGCCCCAGCACCCTCTCAGCCATCTGCAGCATGATGCTGACGCGCAAGTTTTTATCGGCCATGGGGTTATTTCTCGGGGGCGTTGATTTGGTTGTGGATGGCTACGGCACGTTCGCGCCATGCCATCAGCTCATGCAGGTGCATGGCCTGCAGCTCAGACAGGGGCCAGTGAAAGAAGAAGGCCACGTCTGCAATGGCGTCTTCTACGCATCGGGCAATTGCTCCCGCTTCTCTTTGGTCAGCAAAAAACCCGTTACCGCCGTGCCCAGTTGCACCAGGTCAGCGGGGTCGAGCTGGTCGAGCTCGGACTTGATCAGCGGCGGCTCGGTACAGCGCGGCAGCACTTTTTGGATGGCGTCCACATCCAGCATCAACAGGGAGCTGAGCGATGTGCCGCGCAGTGCGCCTACGTTGGGGCGGCGCACGGTGATGTGCTCCACCATTTTTTCCCCGCGTTGGAAGGGGGTGTCCAGCGTGATGACTTTGATGTTGTCGTTCTTGGCTGCGGTGGGGATTGGTTTTTCGGTACCAGGCATGGGGATTCCTTAAAGTGGGCCCAGCGCTGCTGCGCCAGGCGGGTGGGTGAGTGGGCTTAGACGCCCAGGATGCTGCGCACTTTTTCCAGCAAGTCAGTGCCGCCAAATTTTTCGATCATGTTGATGGCGTCGATCTCGCAGATGTCCTCACCATCAATGACCAGGCGGTAGTAGTTCAACGTCATCTTGGCCTTGAATTCGCTGGCGTCGCCAGACTTGCCTGCGCCGGGGTCAATCTCTTGCCAGCGCCCGCGCATGAAGATTTCAATGGCCATGTATTCGCCGGTGTCGTCGCGCTGGGCAGCGCCGGTAAAGCGCAGGGGTACGCCATCGACGGTGGACTTGCCGAACTGCTTGAGGACGTCTTTGAGCCAACCGCCCGAGGTGATTTCGGCTTCGAGCTTTTCCATGCCGTGGTCAATATCCACCGGCGCACGCATACCCCCGGCGCGAAACTCTTCCATCTTGCGGGTGAGTTTGGGCGGGGTGATTTCCTGCACCTCTCCGACGTAGCTGGTGCCGTCGATAAAGGTGGCAAAGTGTTTGAGGACGCTGGGCATTCCCATGTCTTGCTCCTAAAAATAAGGGGGGTGTTGGTTCAGGTGCCGGTGGCCACGCGGCTGGCGAAGTCGGCAAAGTAGCGGTCGGTGATGCGCTGGCGAAACGTCAGGTCTTCCAGCGGTGGCACGGGGGTGTAGTCGTAGTCGATGACGCCCTGGCCTTCCTTGAGGGTGCTCGATTCATTGACACTTTCATCAAACCAGGCGCTACCGCCCAGCAGGTAGCCACGTGTGGTCAGTTCACGGAACTTGGCGTTGACGCCTTCCAGGATGTCTTTGATCAGGCTGGGGTGCAGGGGCTTGTCCACGGCCCACATATGGGCTTCGGCAATGCTGTCGGCCAGGACCTGGGCGGTGCGCGTGGCGCTCTCGAAACCAAACAGGGGTTCGTCCGAGCAGGTGCGGCTGCCCCAGAAGCGGTAGCCGTCGCGGTTGACCAGCGTGGTGACTTGGTTCTGGTTGAGCAGACCGGCGTCGGTGGCGGGGTTTTGCAGGTCCCAGTAGATGGCGGGTGTGATGCCGGTAACACCATTGACGGCGACGTTGGAGAGGGTTTTGTGCCAGCCGGTGTCCATGTCGATCTTGGCCCGCAGGCCCAGGGCATAGGCTTCGGTATGGGCATTGACGGTGGCACTGGAGACGGTGTCCCAGCGCTGGAAGTCGGCGTGGATCAGCATCAGCTCGCGGGCGCTGAAGTTGGCGCGGTAGAGGATGGCTTCTTCCACACTTTGCGTGTAGGTGCCGCAGTAGGCCATGGCCCGCAGCTTTTGCGCCAGGCTTTGAAAGGCGGTGGCCACCGGCTGGCTGGCCAAACCTGGGGCGCCCAGGATGCGCGGCTTGACCCCCAGCTTGGCCGGGGCAGACAGCAGGGCCTGCATCCCGGTGTAGCTGCCATCGGGCAGTGTGGTGCCGATGACGTTGCTGACCAGGTCGGCGGCGCGGTCTTCGTCAGTTTCGCCCAGGCCATCGGGCACGCGCACCACGACGGTGATGGGCTGGCATTGCTGGGCAATGGCATCCAGGCTGGCCGCCAGGGTGCCTTGTGTGCCGGCTTTGCCCATGGCCCGCTGGACGTTGGTGATGAGCACCGGGGTGTCGTAGGGAAAGGCATCGGCATCGGCGTCCGATGCGGTGGCCACCAGGCCGATGATGGCGGTAGAGATGGTGCGGATGGGGCGCACGCCCTCGGTGATCTCGAGGATGCGCACGCCGTGGTGGTATTCGGTGGACATGGACGCTTTGACGGGGGGAGTTGCTGACCCGTCGATGGTGCCCATGGCCCTGCGCAGGCGCTAGCGCGGGCAGGTGTAGCAGCGGTTGCTACGGCACGATCTGGGCCGCTTCGCGAAAGAGCGCGTCCAGCTGCGCATCGTCCAGGCCCAGCGCCTGCGCGGTACGGCACAGGAAGGGGCTGGAGCGCTCCCACTCGGTTGTGTGATTGAGCGCGGCGTCGGCCTCGAATTGCTCATCAGGGTCTGCAATGCCTGCAACAAATGTCAGCACTGCGGGCCACAAACCTGCGCGGTACAGCACCAGCCGCCCCTGGGCGCGTGTGATTTTTTCCGGTACGCGGGGCGGGGCTGGCGGCGGGTTCAGGTGGGCGTGGACTTCCGCAGCAGTCATCTGGCGCAGTTCGGGCAGGATGCTGTCGTCTTGGGAACCGTCGTTTTCGTAGGCGTAAACGTCGCCCGTGATGTCGTTTTTGTAGTATTTCATCGTAGTTCAACCCATGATTCGATGTAGGGGCCACCCCAAATGCCTGCTGAAACTTTATATGTTCCACCATCCGGAACGACCGCCGTTAGCACTGCCCGCAAATTGTTGTTCTGTCCCCCACCAATGGCTGCGGATTCATGTGAAACCAATACACCACCCACTTCCAGATTTGCTGATCCATTACTTATATGAGCCGTAAGCACATGCACAAAAATTGCCCGGCCTGTGGTGTTCGTGTAATTCGTATTCGCAGCTCGACTACCTGTTAAGTCCTGCCAAGTCTGTTTCTGCCCCAGTGCCACGGCAGCCAGGGCAGCGGGCGTGACAGCCCGGGCAGCATCCGTGCCAGATTGTGTTTCTGCGTTTGTTGCAAGCTCTACCAAGCCCACTGCGGTGGCCGTGGCGGCGCTGTAGGTGGTGTTTGTCCAGGGCACGTTCACCACGGCCTGCCCGCTGGCATTGGCCTGCACGGCGTAGCTGCGGCTGGCCGTAGCCGTGGGCGCTGCCGCAGCGACGGTCTGCACCGTGGCGTGGCCCAGCTTGATGCCGCCCAACACCGTTGCACTTGCGCTGGGCAGCGTGTACTTGTTGGCCTCGGCCTCTATGCCGTCGAGCTTTGTTTTATCGGTAGCGCTCATCAGGCCCGCTGCGCCGGTGGTAGCGGCGTTGTAGGTGGTGTTGGTATCCACCCAGGGCACGTTCACTACGGCCTGGCCGGTGGCATTGACCTGCACGGCGTAGCTGCGGCTGGCCGTAGCCGTGGGCGCTGCCGCAGC